AACACACCAGCTCTGCTATTTACAGAAAGGAGAATGATATGACATACCAAGAATCTGTTTGGGGGCAGTGGTTGATGAAGATTGCTGCAAGTCGTCCAAAGGATAACAAACACATAGAAAGCCAACGTGGACAGGAAATTCTTGCAGTGATGTTGGAAGAGGAAAAGAGGGCATTTAATTGGCGCAGAAGTGATTTAGATACATTCTGGATTGATGTACAACTGTTTACTTTATATGGTTTTGAAGATAATATGGTTCGTTTCCTCTGTCGTCAGCAACCTGGGATTGATAACCATGATAAGCATAGGGCTGAGCGAAACGCTTATGCTGAGATGATGAGAGGGATGGATAAATTGAAAAAGATTCAATTCCCTGAGATTTTTGGTAAGCATCTACCTGAGGATGAGGAACAACGATTGTTTGAAGAGGAGATGATGAGAAGAGTCACGGAGCGGATTGAGGATGTATTGCACGGTAGTCCGATACGTTGGGACAAACATGATTACGGTTATCGTGTTTCAGATGATCGCAAGTACTAGGTGACCAGCTCTGCTATTTAGCATTGCACACTATCAGTTCTTGATTGTCACCTAGTACGGTGTCCAACGCAGCTCCTTTTCCACTTTCTGAGTTTTTATTGCGTTGGCGGTTTCGTTCATTGACTGGGCATCACCGTGCTAGCTGTCAGTCAAGGACTGAAAAGAAAGGAAAAAATTATGAAAGAACTTATTGATTTTGCGAATTTTCGCATTTATGATGACGGCAATGAAATTCATCTACTTGCTCCAAATAAGGAGGTATTTGATAAAACTCCTGCCCATGAACACGGTATCAGTTTTGAGATTTTTGATGAGAATGGTCTGCTGGACTACGACAAGACTGTTGAAAAGATTGAATTTCACAATAAGATACGCAACAGGATAAAGAATGACCCTCGTGGACAGGCTGGAATTGTTGCTGATATTTTCGGTGTTGACATGGAAGAAGCGGAAAAAATCCGACGAAATCTTATTGAAATGGGCAAAAAGAAACACGGTTTGTCTTAACAAACACACCAGCTCTGCTATTTCCTCAATAGTCAGTCTTTGGTCAAACTTTATACAATACTTGTATAAAAAGTTCTTGACTTCTTCAAGAACTTTAACTAACAGGTGGAAGGAGGGGTGACCATGACGTCTATACATGTGTCTTTGTCGGTTGAGATGAAGAAACGGTTGGGGGTGGAGTGCCAGCGTCTGGGGCTGTCGATGGCGGCTTATGTGCGGTTGGTGCTGGCGGAGAAGTTGAGAGAGGAGTAGGGCGGTACAGCTCTGCTATTTATGGAAAGGAGAAGGGGATGAACAAGAAAGGACGACCAGCAGGGGTCAAAAACGAACGCGGACTTTACACAATCGCGGTACCAAAGGAAATCTACGACCAAATAGATGATTTGGCTATCGGTAGCGGTAGGTCGCGGACGGCTGTTGCAAGCTTTGTTTTTACAAAAGGATTGGAACATATCCAAATTGTCGAGGAAACAATCACACGCAAGCGGATTGTGGGTATTGAGTAGGGAAAGGAGAAGGGGATGAACAAGGCTATACAACAATTTCTTGAGTTTAGAAAGAAATTTACTAAACGCGAATGGCATGAATTAAATCGTGCTGTAGAAGTTCGACTGAACGAAAAAGCCGACCAGCTGGAACTGGACGACTTTGATTTGAAAGTTATCACAGAACGTTTAGAACGTTATTTGTGAACAACTTGAATGAACATTGGGTGAATCCGATAGTCAGCACCTTGATAGTGGACATAAACATAATCTTGCTGATACATGGTATCAGCGGTGGTCTTGGTAATTGGTGCGTAGAGTTCTGCATTTTCTTCCCACCAAATATTCGGACTTGTCATGTGCGGTCCCATTTTGCAAGAGCTATCTGCTGACAGATTAACCCATTTGCCACAAAGGCAAGCATGAATTTCAGTCATATTTATTCTCCTTTCTGTGTTGATATATTGATTATATCACAGGGGGAGGAGCGACAAAACTAGAAAGGAGAAGGGGATGCAAGAAGATAAAAAAGCTAACCTTGAAATTGTTACAAGGCTAGCTGGAAAGGTTATTAAGGCAACTGTTTCTGAATTACCTCATGAAGTTTCTGAGCAAGCAACGGTTGAAGTTGAGAAGAAAAATCGTTAGCCATTGCTACAGACATAACTTGGATAAACTCAGACAAGTTATTTGCTTTAAAATCTTCCGGAACTTCTTTAGGTTGGTATGTATTTGCTAATTTCAATACAACCTGTCTAAAGTCGCCATCAAAGTTTATTTGAATTTGCTTAGAATTCATAAAATCACCTCCTTTCGGCTTTATTATATCACGAGGGGGTCCGACTAAACTAGAAATGGACTAACATGTCAAAACAAAGATACGGTCGCCCAAGTACAGGGCAGAAAGGGAATAACCGTCCCACAGTGGTCATTAGTCGTGAGAACTACGACGAGGTAGACAGCTTGTCAATTGGTACAGGAATGAGCCGTAGTGCTATTATTGATTATTTTATCAGTGAAGGCTTGAAACGTGCTCGTATTGAAGAAGTTGTCATCAAGACTAAGCGTCTAGTTCTTGAGGACTAGAAAGGAGAAAGGGATGAACGAACTAGAAAAAACAGTTCTCAACGAATTAGTGAGAACTGTCGGTATTATTCTTGAAAAAGTCGAAAATATCGAGCGTCAATTAGAAGAAGTGAACTCTAGTGCTGATTCGACATCATAGTCAGCCGCAATGAACTGTGCGGTTGCTAGAATGAAGTTTTTCAAATCTTGAATATCTTTATCATCGCGCTTTCGAATGTAGTGAGTTTCATCGTTGCCAATCCATGCAACTGCCTTAGCTAATGTTTGGACTTTCGGAAAGTCTACAAGATAAGTGCTTATGACTTGTCCAAGCAGCATCTTCTTGATTTCCTCTTCTTTGTCAGAAGATTTCCGAATTGCGTAGTCTTTGATAAGAAACTCCGCGGATTTACGATAACCAACTCCTGCAATTTGATCTAATTTTTCAGATTCGGCAATGGTTGCTTGGCCGTAAATTTCTACGAACATTGGAGAAACTTTTTCAATGTTCTCAGGAAGCTTTACCTTGATAGGTGGGCGATAGGAATACTCTACAATTTTGACATTGTTAGTATCTGGATTTCTAGAATATTCAATTGAAAAATATTTTTTGCAATCTGAGTAGGAACATCTGTATGTGATAGCGAACTTGGCAAAGTTTTTGAAATAACTATCATCGCTTTTAGTTTTCGATACAAGTGCAGGTGAAGTATTTCTACCACAATGAGGACACCATTCTGGGGTGATTATTTCTATTGTTTGAGAACTATCTAAAAACTCAATATGTACTTTTTTCATTCAAAATTACCTCACGTTTTTATTTTTATTATATCAAATTTAAAAACAAAAAAACCACTGCGGGAACAGTGGCTTACTAAAAAAAATCACTTAAATTATAACATAGGAGGTCTATTATGGACAAGATATTTGTTGACTTGTCCGACTGGATAAAATCGATAATAAGAGACGTTGTAAACGAGATTTTACTAGAAAAGGACAACGACGATGGTTTCCCAGAAATGATGAACCGAAAGGATTGCATTAGATTTCTAAAGGTAGACGGGACCGTCTTTGATAAATACAGAAAATTACCGAATTTCCCTAAAGAACAAGAGGGAACAAAATGGAAGAAAAGAGCTATTAAAATTTGGCTTAGCGAAAAAGATTAAAAGACCAATCTGGACAAGGTCTGAAACGAGGAAATAATTTATGACAGAAGCATTACTTACATTAGGTATTTTCGCCCTGCCCGTATTGGCAGCAGGCATTGTGGAACAGCGGAAAGCTGAGAAGGAGAGGAAGTACAAGGAATTTGAAGAAATTCGTCGCAGAGATTACCTGTACGGCTTTAAAGCAGGTATGGGGTATCAGAGTACCTGCGACATTGAAAAAGCTCGTAACGGGTTAAAGAGAAACGCTCAGCAAGTGGATAAGGAGTGGAAAAGATATGCAGAAATGGTTGGATAAACTTTTCAAACAAGAAAAACCTGCTATCCCACGTCCGCTTTACACACTAGAGCAGGAAAATCAACTATTGCATGATATGGTCCGTGAAATCGCTGAACAACGGAACGAATACCGCATCGAAAATCAGCGATTAAGGGATGAAAATGAACGGTTGAGGAGGATTTTAGAAAAATGACAAGTCTGGTTAGATTGGAACTAATCGCTCAATCATACGAAAAGTATATTCGGACAGGCGACATTGAGCATCTTGAGGATGTAGAAAGGATTTTGGAATATGACGGAATTGACAGCGATTGATAACACGCTTCAGCGAGGAATTGTTGAAGTTTAGGAGGAATGGTTATGGCTTATGCAACACCTTGTCAGGAATATCCATAAAAACTATACGCAGTTGAGTAATCATTCTGCTCAAAACAGTGAACTTAGTTTACAAGCTAAAGGGTTATTATTTGTGTTGATGTCGAACAAAGATGCTTGGCGACCATACATCGATCAACTTTCCAAACGCTCAAAGAATGGTCGAGAAGCTCATAGAAATGCCTTTGAAGAACTAAAAGACGGCGGCTATATACGTATCTACAGAAAAAGTCTAGGGAGGGGAAGAGGGATTCAGAACTATCCCTTAGTTTCCGACATCCCTATCACAGATAGCTATTGGGAGTATTGGAAAGAGCAGGTTGACAAAGAGTTATCCACAGGCGAATCGGCAGATTAAATTTACAACTTACGGGTTTGTATTTTTCAAAAGTTGAAGGTTTTACAAAGTTGTATTTTTCAAAAGTTGAAAAACCCGACACTAATAATAACTAAATAACAATAATAACTAACTTAATAATAATCTAGGGGCTATCGCCCACTAATAAACAATAAGAGGCTAAAGCCTCTAACTAACTTAAAAACAAACTAATCGTTATATATAAATAATATATATAGGGATTTACAGAAGTTATCCACAGGAGGAAAATCATGAAACAAACAAACACATTTATCGTATTGCGAGATAAAGAAGGGAATTACTTAGCTAGTTACAAAAACAGCAAACACGTTTTAGCATATTCGGCAGGTTGGTCGAGTGATGTTGAAGATGCTTTGAAAACACCAGAAGAATATTATTACGGCAAGGACCATGAGAAGTACTTGGCGATGGCAATGCTGTTCGACGCTGAGCCAATCAAGGTGCAGGCAGAATATACCTTGACAACTTTGGACGGGCAAGAGCCAGCTGAACCAGTCAAAGATACTGAGGATGTCAAAGACTCATTTAAGAAGTTGCTTGATATTTTGGCTAAGGACTAGTCAGCGATGAAATGGCAACTACGTGAAAATCTAGTCTGGCAACGTGCCACGGCAGGAGAGAAGGAAAAGCTACTGGATACAGGTCTAGCTGATAAGGCAGGGTATATCCGACTTGTCAGAGAACTAGGCAGGAAGTATGTGGCCTAGGAGGTGCGACATGGAAGGTACTTACCCATGGTTTGACTATGACCGCGACTATCTACAACCTGATGAACCAAGACAGGTACATGATCCTGATGAATGGGTGTTCAGAGGCGGTCAATGGATTTATGTAGGGGATGCATAATGACAGAGGAATTACTAGATACAATCCGACGGCTGAGGTGTGACTATTTCCACCTGGGCCGAGAGCTAGGCAAGATTATCAACGAACAACAGGACTTGATACTTGCCTTGAAACGAGAAAACGAACGCTTAAAGCGTGAGAAATGGAATTTGAAACAGACGAAAAGGAGAAAGAAATGAGTAATCTTGCAGTTATTCAAAAAGATATTACAGATGCCGTGAATGCGAAAGTGTCGCAGATGCAGAACGAAGGCTTGGTAGTAGCACCAAACTACGCACCGGCAAATGCTTTGAAGTCAGCATTTTTTGCCATGACCAACAGCCCAAGCGGGAACTTGCTTGAAAAGTGTTCGAAAGAAAGTATTGCTAATGCCTTGCTTGACATGGTTGTTCAAGGGTTAAGTCCAGCAAAGACCCAATGCTACTTCATTCCATATGGGAATACATTAAAAATGACACGGTCCTACTTTGGGACTATGAAGGTTGTCAAGCAACTGTCCAACGTGAAAGATATTTGGGCAGAGGTGGTCTTTGAAGGGGATGTACTTAAAATTCGCAATGATAATGGGCGCAAGGTTCTTGAAAGCCACGAAACAGATTGGACCAACCAAGATAACGCAATTATCGGTGCTTACTGCATCATTGAAAAAGTGGACGGTGAGCGAATTTTGACAGTCATGACCAAGAAAGAGATTGATCGCAGCTGGCAACAGTCGAAAAACAAATCTGTGCAAAATGCCTTCCCTCAAGAAATGGCAAAACGTACTGTTATCAATCGTGCAGCCAAGCAATTCTTCAATACGTCGGATGATAGTGACATCTTGATTGAAGCTGTTAATCGGACAACTGAAAATGAATTCGATGACAATCGTCAAATCAAAGAAGCAGAGCCAGTTCAATCAGCTGGGCAAGATATCCTGGATAAGATGACCGGCAAGATTGTCGCTGAAGAACCTGCAGAAGATGCAACTATTTCCGAAGTGGAAACTGTTGAAGAAGCAGGAGTGGATATTTCCAAAATGGAAACAACCGAGCAGGTCATTGATGCCGAAACCGGCGAAATCTTAGATGAGGAGGAGCCGTTCTAATGTCTGAAGAACTATCTCTATTTGACAATCTGGAAAGTATGGCGCCAGTTCCGACAGCGACAGTATTAGATTTTGACTTTGAATTCACACCGGCCCAAATCACTATCGTGGGCAAGGATTTGTTGGAGCAGGCACTTACTGGATACGTTGAAAAATACAAGAACTATACCGTCACGGCAGAAACGTTTGAAGACGATGCCAAGGTCCGAGCTGAGTTAAACAACCTGCAGAAGAAGGTCAAGTCAGCTGTTAAAGAGAAACTGGCAGATTACAACAAGCCCATTGACGAAGTCAAGGCTTGGGTGGACGGCTTGTTGGAACCTATTGTCAAAATCGGCAAGTCGATTGACGAAGGTGTGAAGGCGTTTGAAGAACAGGAACGACTTAAACGCGCCAAAACCATTGAGGAATTATTCCAGAAAGCTATTGCAAGCACAGGAAAAGACACTGACATCCGTTTGTTCAGCAAGTATTTTGATGAGTTTTCTAAGAAAACATGCTTCATGGCTGACAATGTTCGTCCCAATAATGCCACAGTCGATATGGTTGCCAGCTTGGTAGAGGAAGAAGTGACCAAGAAGGAAGAATACGAGGCGGCGCTAATCAAAATTACTGAAGCAGCCGCCAAAGCAGACTTTGGTCCAGCTCCTTACGTACGTAATTTTGAACAAGGAGCAAGCCTGGCTGACATTTTACAGGCAATTGCTGATGATAAAGCCTTGGCAGATAAGACTCGTGAAGAAGTTAGACGCAAGCAACAACTGGCAAAACGGATTGAAGAGATGACTGCTATCGCAGAAAGCAAGGGACTAGATCCGAAAAAGTATGCTGATATGCTCGAATCAGGGGTATCTGCACTAGCCGTCCACGAAGAACTTGTCAACGACGCAAGAAAATGGCAAGAAGAGCAGGACCGAATGGAACAGGAATTCCTAGCTCAACACGGAGCTGTTTGCGGAAATACTCAAAATCACCCGAATTCTGACGAAATTCAACGAGAAAATATGTCCGAGGGTAAATATACCTCCGAACAGAAAAACGCGTCAGAGGACAAAATAAAGCAGAATAAGAAGGTGGTCAAATGGCAAGGTGATTTTAGAATTACTTTCCCAGACGGAGAGACCGCTAAGTTATTCGGTGGTAAGGGTGGTTTGTATGAACAACATGGGATAGTTGTTGAGAAATTAGGAGAATGGGTAAAAATCAATGACTAAACTAACTGAAGAAAATTACTACAAAGACCGTCAATGGTTGTCTAATTCTCGCTTTAAGGCTTATATGGACTGCGAAGCGAAAGCTAAAGCTATTGATGATAAGGAATGGACAGACAATCGAGACGATACTGCCTTACTTGTTGGAAATTACGTTCATACCTACTTTGAATCCGAAGAAGCTCACGCCAAATTTGTTGACGCCAACAAAACTAGGATGATTTCAAGCCGTGGAGCGACTAAGGGCGAGCTGAAGAAAGAGTTCCAAGTCGCCCAGAACATGATAGATGCTCTGAAAGATGACGAGAAATTCTTGGGACTTTACCATGGTGCTCCAGGCGACGATGTCCGCAAGGAAATGATTTTAGAAGGCGAAATATTTGGTATCAAGGTCAAGGGTAAGGTGGATAGTATCAACTTGACTGAAGGCTATTTTGTAGACCTGAAAACTATGAAGACCATCCGCGGTCTTGAATGGTCCGATGTGGAACGAAAGAAAATTCCTGGCGCTGGTGCTAATATCCTGAGCTTCCGCTATGATGTCCAGCTGGGGTTATACCAGGAACTACTACGGCAAATGGGCTATCCAAATTTCGTTCCATTGGTTATCGCAGTCAGTAAGGAAGACGTGCCTGACAAAGCAGTAATCACTATTCCTCAGTATTTCTTAGATGAGGGATTGCAATTCTTCGAAAATAACGTCGAGCGTGTTGCAGGTATTATTGCAGGCGAAATCAAGCCGAAAGGTTGCGGGAACTGTGACTACTGCCGCAGTAAGCGAACCCTGGACCGTGTAATCAATTTAGATGATTTAATTGCTGGGATATTTTGAAAAAATGTATTTTAACAAGCCGGGTATCCTTGTAAAACTGCGAACTAGAAAGCGTGTCAATTGGAAACAATCAGTTGACAGTTGGACGATAGCGACTGCCCGTATTTAGCCAAACTCACACAATGGCAGTCGCTGGATTTTAGAGGTGAATATCATGTCAACAATTAAAAAATGGGAGAAAATGACCCAAAAATCTGATATTAAAGACCTAGCTAAAAAGCTTGGTGTATAGCAGTTTAAATAGCCGTAGTAAAAATGTTCTTTGAAAATTTAATAAAAACACTTGACTTTACGGTAACACAATATTATAATTGTTGTGTTACCAAGAAAGAGAGGTGAAGCATGGTAGCAAAGCTAGGAAGACCTAAAAGCGAAAATCCTAGACATCACAATACCCGAATTCGAATGACTGATGATGAATTAACAATGCTTGAGTATTGTTCAAAAGTCACTGGAAAAACTAAGACGGATATTTTAATGTTAGGGCTTGAAAAAGTCTATAAGAGTATAAAAAAATAGCGTACAACCCGCCATCGCCAAACTTTGGGTCGTACACTATCGCCACAGAAAGTGTTTCTGCATGAAATATTATATCATGCAAGACACTTCTTTTCAAGATGCACAAAAGGAGTGTTTTTATTATGGCTAAAAATAAAGAATTAGAAGAGATTATCAACCACATCCACCTTGCTTTTCGTGAAAGTGAGAAGTCGGCAGAACTTATGCAGTGGGATAATCTCATCTCGATTGTTATCAATCGTGATTTTGATGAAAAGAAAGCAAATGTATTCTTCGAGGCTCACGCTTGCTTATTACATACATTTGCTAATGAGTTAATTGAATTTGTTTTAGATTATTTTGTAGAAGAAGAGGAGAACTAATATGGAATTGCAAATTTTTAAGAATGAACAGTTTGGAGAAGTGCGTACAGCGGACATCAAGGGAGAGGTTTATTTCAATCTCAAAGATTGTTGTAAAATTTTGGACATTAAAAATCCAAGAGATTCGCTCAATAGACTTAATCCAAAGGGGGTCGTTACTACCGACACCCTTACAAATGGAGGTATCCAACAAGCCAACTTTATCAACGAAAGCAATTTCTACAAGTTGGTTTTCCAATCTCGTAAACCAGAGGCTGAAAAATTCGCCGATTGGGTCACATCAGAAGTCTTGCCAAGTATTCGCAAAAATGGGGCGTATGTCACTAATCAAAAAGCTGTTGAGATTATGTCTAACCCAAATGCTCTTGGTGAGTTCTTGCAAGGAATTGCTAACCAAGTGAAACAATTAGAATTGCAGAATTCAAATCTAGTTGAGAAGAATGAGGTTCTAGAGGTGGAACTGCTTGAGGCTCGCAAGCAAGCTCGCTACCTAGATGTGATCATCGAGAGCAAAGGAGCGGTTCGTGTGACACAGATTGCTGCTGACTATGGTATGAGTGCTAATCAATTCAATAAACTCTTGCATGAGTTGGGTGTTCAGCATAAGGTCAACGGACAATGGATTTTGTACAAAAAGTATATGGGCAAAGGATATACCGATAGCACGACATTTGATTATCTGGACAAGAACGGTCAGGCTAGAGCCAATATGACAACAACTTGGACGCAGAAGGGGCGTTTGTTCTTGTATGAGTTACTAAAAAATAACGACATCTTGCCATTGATCGAACAAGATGAAGTAGCATAGTGATAGTCACATGAAATTTGAAATACCTATCGAACCTAAACCGCAGAGTCGTCCAAGAGCTGGAAGGCGATTAGGTCGGACAAGAGTTTATGAAGATGACAAAATGACGGCTTGGCGTGATAAATGTACAGCACTTGTTGCACAACTTTATAAAGGCCCGTATTTTGATAAGGCTATCAAGGTCGAGGCGACATTCTACATGTCTGCGCCTAAGTCAATATCTGAGCCACCCAAACCTAAGTCCAAAGCTAAGAAAGTGCAACAGTATGATGACTTTATCAATGAGCGAATTTACGTAGATATAAAACCAGACTTGGATAATCTGGAAAAAGCGGTCTATGACAGTATCAGCAAGGCAGGGTGCGTTTGGACAGATGACAACATCATCGTCGAGCATACAACTAGAAAGCTGTACAGCCCTAGACCAAGGATTGAAATTGAAGTGGGGGAAGCATATTGAAATTCCTAGACTTATTCGCTGGCATTGGCGGTTTCCGTCTCGGCATGGAACGTGCAGGGCACGAATGTGTCGGTTTTTGCGAGATAGACCAATTTGCCAGAAAGAGCTACAAGGCGATACATGATACGGAAGGAGAATTTGAATTTCATGACATCACAGCAGTTGCAGATGAGTCTGTTCGAGGAATCGGACGTGTGGATGTTATCTGTGGAGGATTTCCGTGCCAGGCTTTCAGCATTGCTGGAAAGCGAGCAGGATTTGAAGATACTAGAGGGACTTTATTCTTTGATATTGCTAGGTTCGCATCTATTCTCAGACCTAAATATCTATTCCTTGAGAACGTCACAGGATTGCTCAACCATGACAACGGAAATACATTTGAGACCATCCTCGGAGCGTTGGATGAATTGGGGTATGATGCGGAATGGCAAGTGTTCAACAGCAAGAATTTTGGAGTCCCCCAAAACAGAGAGCGGGTGTTTATTATCGGACATCTTAGAGGAGCAAGTGGACGAGCGATTTTTCCTTTCGGAGGAAATGACACAGCGATTGATAGTAAACAATCAAAAATAAACAAGGTCGGCAATATCCGTAAAATGGGTAGGTCGCAAAGTGGCGATGTAGTGTCTGTTGATAGTCTTGCTCCGACATTATGCAGCACAACAACGCAAAAAGACCCATTGAAGGTCGCCATCCCAGTCTTAACTCCAGATCGAGAAGAAAAACGGCAGAATGGTCGTAGGTTTAAAACAGACAGTGAGCCGATGTTTACGCTGACTGCACAGGATAAGCATGGAGTTTTGGTTAACGACATAAAAGTGGTTGGAACTATCGAACCAAATTTCAACCAAAGCGGTTGCGTATACGACCCAGAGGGAATCGCTCCGACCATTCGGACCATGCAAGGTGGAGGACTGGAACCTAAGATAGCTGTCAGAGAAGCTACAGCCGAAGAACAAGGTGTGGTAACGCCGAATTTCCGCATCCGCAAACTGACACCTCGCGAGTGTTGGAGGTTGCAAGGCTTCCCAGATTGGGCGTTTGACAAAGCTCAGGCAGTAAACAGTAATAGCCAGCTATACAAGCAGGCCGGTAATTCGGTCACGGTTAATGTGATTGAGGCGATAGCAAGGAGGTTGGGATGAAAGCTGATGAAATTATAACAACCTGTCACAAAATCAACACCAAGCCCAATATTCATCTAGGGGAGGTGCAGGATGTGTACGAGTCTAGAGATGGACAGATGCGGTATTACGTTAACAGAAAGAATGGCGTGGCTTATCTATATGCGACACAGGAGAGGGGGAAATTTTGGGTCTTGTCAGATTGTACACAGAAGAAGAACTAGATTATCTTTGGCTGGCTATCGAAGATAAAGAGAGCAATTATGAAGACGTGGCTGCTTTACTTGGTCGTACAGTATGCGGTGTGAAAGGTAAGGTTTGGAAACTTACAAAAGGAACCAACAAAGGCGGATTAGTTAGACGCCTGTGGACACCAGATGAGATTGAAAAATTGCGACAACTCTACCCGATTTTGCCCATAGAAACTGTTTGCGAGAGATTGAAACGGACCAAAAGTGCTATTAAGACACAAGTTGTCCGATTAGGTATTCGCAAGCATGAGATGATTTATCGCGACGAAAACGAAATTAGACTTTTAGCGGAACAAGGGTTATCATACCGCGAGATAGCTGAGCGGACTGGTGGGACGGTCAAAAATTTAAGAAATTATGCTTACGAGCACGGTATCAAGGTCCGACCAGAAAAAAGAAGTGAAAACCACCCTTGGAGAATGGATGCGGAAAAAATGTTTGCTAAGAAAGAGCGTTGGAGAAAGGAGCATTTGGAGGAAACAGATGAATAAACAGGAATTTAAAAAGCAGGCAGAAATGCTATATACAGATGTCAGAAGCTTTTTGGATAACACTTTTGAAATAATTAACCAAATCCACGAACCGCAGAAGGTGGTGGTGCCGAAGTTTGTGGCGGAGTGGATTGAAAGAACTAAGTCCGTAGATTGGTCGTTTAAAGTCGCTTTAAATAACCCAATAGATAGTGTTTATGGATGGTTAGCCAATAGAAATAATCAAGAAACCTTCGCCCGTGCTTGGCTCTTCGGCTACGAGATTGAGCAGGAGAAATTGTACACGGTAGAAATACCGAATCCTAACAGAACTACCGAACCGATAATCTATCTGTCGCGAGACGAAGAAGGGAAAATCTTTTTGAACAACTGGTTTCTCCATGTTAGTCAAAATTGGAAAAACCAACCTCATGCCCAACTCACCGAAACCGAAATTAAAAAGGATTTTGGGTGGGCGTGGCAGTTTGCGAAAGAGGTGGAGTGATGAAATATAAGCATTTGAAATCAGGTAAAATTTACAAGGTATTGTTTACTGTAATAATCGAAAGTGATTTAGTTCCAGGTGTTGTTTACCAATCTCTTTCGACAGGCGATGTCTTTGTTAGACCAGCATCGGAATTTTATGACGGAAGATTTGTTTTGGAGGTGGAGTAATGAAACAATTATTAAGGTCTTTCGGATTTATTCTGATAATTTACTTGTTCGTCCCTAACGCCATCCGCGAGATGACGCTTGCTCAGAAGATAATGTTTGGATTAGGTGCTAGTTGGCTATTTTACGAAGGAGGCAGAAAATGACTAACGAAAAACTAGGTGTGCTACTGGTCGATGTGCCAGAGCCGAGATACTGGAATTATACATTCGTTGTACGTACTAGCGGTGGTTTCTTTGATACATGGGATGGTGGTACTGTTGACATGGTGATTGAACATGCCTACCGTTGCACCCAAGAAGAATCGAAAAAATACCCGCAATTTAAGTGGGTAGCGTTGGAGGATTTAACCTAATCTAAGGCTATCCGACTGTCGCAGGTCGGTTGGTCATTCTGCCAAAAATAAAAAAAGAAGGAGGAACTCCTTTGCGAAATAAATATACACATTATTGGACCAATGGCAGTACGGTCAGCCACAAATAAAATTTAACTTTACAGTCGTTGTCCCTTGCGGATTGTGGTAAAACAAGGGGAAACCGCAAATAAAGAAAGGAAAACTTGTTAGATATTCACCGTCCAAAGCCCTATTGCGGTATGGGTTGAGGACAAATAAAAAAGCCAAGGCACTCTCTGCCCTGGCTGTGGTTTCGCTATCAATATTATACCACAAAGGAGACAGAGAGTGAACAAGTTATCAGATGTAGAATTGAGAGTATTAGATTCGAAGTTATTTGACTACCAACAGATTGACAAGAAAATTGCTATCCGCAAGCTTGAAATCCAGACAGAGGTGTCCAACGATTGCAACATTGGCGGAGGTAAGTCGAATATTGTTTCTAAACCAACAGAGTCGCTTGTGGCACGTTGGTCGAGTGATGTGAGGATAAACGGCCTAGAGCAATTCCGAAAAGCTGTGGAAGCAACAATTGAGTCTTTGGATGACGAGCTAAAAAGGATTTTCTATTTACGTTGGTCGATTCGGTCGGTAAATACTTGGGAGGAAATAGCTGTTATGCTTAATGTATCTCGCAAGAGTATCTATCGCAAAAGAGAGCGGATTTTGACAATTTTTGCAGATTTTCGAGGAGATTTGTAAAGTTGACACAAAAACTGCTTTAAGTGTCACGGTTTTAATGTTAAAGTTGTATCATCAGATTACAAGGTTATGATAGAATCCCTTCGGGAGACGGTCCCGTAAAAAGAGGCATAAAGCTGTGGCCATCGGATGTTGCGTGCGACATCTATGGACGCTACCTATTTTGGGATATTTGGAAGACTCCTCTGCTCGGTTGAAAGTCCTAGGTTCCGAAGGCAGTTTTGTCGCAGGTTCGATTCCTGCTGTTCCCGTTAAAGCGATATGGCAGTCAACTGTTACAGCGTGCCTAAGTCGTTAAAATGTGGTGGCAACCTGGCTGGAAACAGCACAATTCTTAGATGTGTCAACAGTAACATCGCAAACCCACACAGCTTAGTTGGAAGTCTAAGCAAAGTCACACAACGAAGTGTGGCTTTTTTAATTTTCGGAGAAAGGCGGTGATAACGTGTCATTAACAAAATTACAGAAGAAATTCGCTGAATATTATGCTCAAGGATACAGACAAGGAGAGGCTGCACGATTGGCAGGCTATTCTTCCAAGAGTGCGGATAGTCAAGCTGTTGATAACCTAAAAAATCCACAAATTATTGAATACATCGAAGATTTGAATAAGGCTTCCAAATTAGCGTTAAGATTGAGATTTTCAGGGATGGCAACTACAGCTTATAACGAATTGACTAAGGTTTTGTTGGATGAAGATACGCCGCCCCAAACCAAAGCGAATGTGGCCAAAATGATACTTGATTATGCAGGTATGGAAGAACCTAAGAAAGTGAATGTAACTGCTGATGTCAAAACCTCTAACCCATTTACTGACTTGACAACGGATGAGTTAAGGAAGTTGATTGATGATGGATAGAGCGGCAATCAGGCAACAAGCACGTTTTGAGTTAGCCCGTCGCGATTTCTTTTACTATTGTCATTTGATGGCAAGCGACTTCTACAAACCATCTCGTAGATACTTAGTCGAGCTTTGTAATGACTTACAAGGCTTTTTAAGTGACAACGAGCATAATGTGTTGATTATCAACGAACCGCCCCGGCATGGAAAATCAAGGACAGCGGGTATGTTTGTCCAGTGGTTGCTTGGGAATGACAACGATAAAAAGATAATGACTGGTTCGTACAACGAAACGTTATCAACTGTATTTTCAAAGAATGTCAGAAATGCTATTCAGGAAACGAAGGCAGATAAAAACGTTGTTGTGTTTAATGACATTTTTCCAGACACACATATAAAATATGGTGATGCAGCTATGAATTTGTGGAGTTTGGAAGGCGGCTATAATAACTACTTGGCTACAAGTCCAACAGGTACAGCGACTGGTTTCGGTGCCGACATTATTATTATTGACGATCTTATCAAGAATGCGGAAGAAGCTAACAACGCAACCGTTTTAGAAAAACATTGGGAGTGGTTCACGAACACGATGCTTTCACGTCTTGAAGAAGGCGGGAAAATTATCATTATCATGACACGTTGGCATTCGCAAGATTTAGCAGGTAAGGCGCTGGTTGAACTTCCTAAGTCTGATTACAAAGTCAAGCACATTAGCATGAAAGCTTACGACGAAGCGACGGATACGATGCTTTGTGACGAAGTATTGAGCAAACAAGCTTATCTTCAAAAGACTAAGACTATGGGTGCTGATATTGCGTCTGCGAACTACCAGCAAGAACCTATTGACATCAAGGGCAGGTTGTACAGTGAATTTAAGACCTATGTTGACAAGCCGACATTTAAACGTATTAGTGCTTACACTGATACGGCAGATACAGGCAAGGACTATCTAGCTAGTTATATCTACGGTGTCACTATGGACAATGAAGCGTATATTTTGGACGTTGTTTTCACAAAGGAACCGATGGAAGTAACAGAGCCTTTGCTAGCTCAAAAACTAGCAGAGTGGCAAGTCAATACATGTGATATCGAAAGTAATAACGGAGGTCGCGGATTTGCCAGAAATGTTGAACGTTTGACGCAAGATAGCTACCAAAACCGATATACAGTTTTTAATTGGTTTCATCAGTCTCAAAATAAACAAGCAAGGATTTTGACAAATACGACCTGGGCAATAGAGCATATCTATTTCCCTGAAAACTGGAGATATCGTTGGTCAGATTTATATCAAAATCTTATGAGCTATCAAAGAGAAGGCAAGAATGCTCATGATGACGCTGCAGATGCACTGACAGGCGTAGTCGAAGCAATTAATGACAAAATTAGAACTAAAGCCAAAGTCAAACGTAAATCACTATTTGGCTTGTAGAGAGGAGCAAAATGGAAGAAACATTAGTCTATAGTCGCTCATTGTACGATGAGCAGAATTTGGATAAAGATATCATTTACAAATTGATATTAAAGCATGACCAGACCAGTGGTAAGCTCAAGAGGTTAAAAGATTACTACTTGGGTAAGCATGCAATCGAAAAACACACACGCAGAAGCAATCTGCCAAACTTTAAGACAGTCGCTAATCATGCCAAGGACATTGCGGATACCGCCACAGGTTACTTTATGGGCAATGCTATCCGCTACCCTAAGACAGACGATATGGACATCGAAGACCTGTTAGAAGCCTTTGATAATGCAGATGTTGATTCGACAGACTCAGACAACGCTTTGAATATGGCAATCTATGGCAGGGCTTATGAGTACATCTATGTCAAAGAAGGTGAAAATGAGCTGGTAACACGTAGTTTAGAACCAGAGAACACTTTTATTGTTTACGATGATTCGATTGAGCAGAAACCCTTGTTTGCGGTCTATTACTATCAAACAAAGGACGATGTGACGGAAGAAAGTTATTATCAGGCCCAAGTAGTGACTGAGAATCTGCAATACAGCATGTCTTTGCGGGAGCAGGAGAAAGAATCAGAAGAAGCTGTTCCACATAATCTTGAAGGATTGCCGATTATCGAGTATCGAAACAATCGCTACATGGTCGGGGATTATGAGCAACAGATTAGCTTGATTGACGCATATAATTCTCTTATGGGGAACCGAGTCAATGACAAGGAACAAGCTATCGAGTCTATTTTGGTCTTATATGGCGCAGCGCTTGCAGACACGCCAGAAGAAGCAAAGGAAGCCATGCAGATATTGCGTGAAGAAGGTTTGTTGGAATTGCCGAAGGATGCAAACGCAGAATTTTTGAAGAATGTTTTGGATGAAGCGTCCGTGGAAGTATTGCGCAAGTCGTTGAAAGAGGATATTTATACTTTTAGTCATGTTCCTAATCTGTCAGACGAGAATTTTGCAGGGAATACATCAGGGGTGAAATAGTTGCCCTCCTTGAAAGTAATTTCAAGGTAATAAACTGGGTTAAAATTGGAAGGCGCAAAACGATAATGCCTAACGTATTATCGAAGCTAATCAATTACCACTGCTGGCAGAAATGTCAGCAAGGTTTAACGACTAGGTGGAGTAAGCTAAGTTTAAAAGACGGCGTCCCCGTCTTTTTTATATGCAGAAACGCCCACGAAATCCAGCGCCCCATTGGGGTGAAGAGATAGTCTGAACTTATGGGAAACCATAAGAAGTAGAGGATAAAGAGCCACTACGATAACAAAAATGAGCTATGGAATTTAAGCTTTTGGGGCTTGAAATGATCACCAAGACCAAAGAGCGGTATTATATCAAATCCCTGCACAAGCGCATACAGATTTTTGCGAGTTATTACAACTGGTCACAGATTTACGAAAATGCAAAGGCAATTATTCCGCAGTTTAGCCGTGGTTTGCCGAAGAATTTGTTGGAACTTTCCCAAATCATCAGCAATCTCAAAGACAAGGTTAGTCTGCGCCAACTTATTTCTCTCTTGCCGTTTGTGGAAGACCCAGATGCAGAGATTGAAGCGCTTGAGAAAGAAAAGACGCAGGAAGAGCCTGCATTTAGCCAGAATTTGCCTTATGAAGAGGGTGTGACAGATGAACAATCAGAAGTATTGGGAGAAGCGGAAGGCTCAGAGAATGGTTCAGGCGATGGATCAGGCAGAGCAAACCGCAAAGCAACTCGACGAAATCCACAAGCTAGCAAGTAGGCATATCACATCCAAGATAGACCAGATTTTTGAGAGTTATCGCAGAGACCACGGACTGACAGAAGATGAAGCTAAGAGGGTACTGGCTAATGTCAAGGATTTATCCGATATTCGGGAGTTAAAATTAGCATTACAGAATACAACGGACAGTGAAGAGATACGGCAGTTGCTTATCTTGTTAGATTCGGCTCCCTACGCTTCCAGAATTGAGAAATACGAGGCTTTACAGAGGGAGGTGGATAATTTACCCGCCCGACTGTATAAAGCCGAAAATGAGGCTTCTAGAGCCTTCTACGATGAGTTCATTCCAGATGCTTACTACCATTCGATTTTTGATTTGCAGCAGCAGTCTGGTGTGGCGTTCGCATTTAACAGGATTGACCCAGAGGAAATCAGAGCTATCCAGCAAACGCCATGGCTGGGGGCGAATTACTCTGAAAGGATTTGGGGTAATACTCAAACCTTAGCAAATGAATTGCAAAAGCAATTAGCAGTCAGTCTGTTAACAGGTCGGTCAGCGCACGAGACCGCTGAAGTCATAAATGCCCAATTCGGAAAAGGTAGTTACAACTCACGCAGGTTGGTGCGGACAGAGGCTAGTCATTTCCACGCAGAGATGGAAGCTCTGGCGTATGAAGAAGCAGAAGTTGAGCGCTATAGACTTGTGGCTGTGTTAGACTTGAGGACATCTAGCGTCTGCAGGGAGCATGATGGAGAAGTCTACTTGGTCAGCGAAAGAGTGGAAGGGAAGAACTACCCGCCTTTACATCCTTGGTGTAGAACGGTCACTATAGCGCTAGATGATGATGAATGGTTAGCTAAAGCGACCAGAAGCGCCAGAGACCCAGTGACGGGCAAGACCATCCAGGTGCCTGCCAATATGACGTATAAAGACTGGTATGAGAAGTATGTCAAACCAAAATACAAGGCGGATAACTTGGATATTTGGAAGATTGAACGTGCCAATGACCAGTATGAAAAGTACAAGTCAATTCTTGGAGATAACGCTCCTAAATCGCTTGAAGACTATATTGATTTGAAGTATAATGATAAAGAGGGATATGAACAGTTACAGGACCGAGCTAGATGGATAAAAGCGAAATTCCCGTCTGAGAAGTCTTTTAATGGTCATTTTGAGAAACACGGTCATGAATTTGGGAACATTTCCAAATCAGATTATCTGAAATTAGGACAAGAGCTTTTATCAAATCCTATACAAGATAATATTCTTGGGTATGACACAGATTCTCGTCGTGTTAGGTATGATGTAAAAAATAATATCTACGTTCTAGGAAATAATGGAAAAGCAACAATCACGACAATGATGAAACCAGATGAAGGGAGAGCTTACTATGACAGAGAAGTTGCAAAAGACTTGGGTAGTTGATGGTTATGTATGGCTACATTGCCCTGTTTGCGGTCATGATGTTATGGACTATGATATTTGTGACACCTGTAAATGGCAAAATACTGGACCTGTTAACATTGACGGCGGTCCGAATAGAATGACGTTAGCTGAAGCAAAAATAGCATTTGCAGAAGGTAGACCAATTATTTAAATAAGCACTCAAGTAATCGAGTGCTTTTTTCGTGTTCAAAAACAGGAGAATGGTATGGACTTATATTTTCGTTTTAGGCTGATTATAGAGAGTGTTGTGTTTATCATTGGATTTCCGTTTGTGTTATACAAACTCTATAAATTATATAAAGATACAAAAAAATAGAAAGGAGGTCGCTATGAACAAGCGTATTAAGAAGAAACGCCTGCTTGAAATTAAGTTAGCTGAGTGTTTAGCTCGTGAGCATTTGCTTATGTCAGCTGTGACTGAGCAGAATGACAAGATTGTTGAGCAGGCAAAAGAAATCACTGAACTACGTTCCATTATCGAACGCAACGCCCAGGCTACTAATTCAAGGTTTGACAAAATCGAGAAGCAAGTGGCTAATAGTAATGCCAAGAAATCTTGGTTTAGTCGTAAATAAGGAGAAGATACATGTTGGAAAAAGCAAAAAAACTAGCGTCAAAAGAATTTTCACGCTTGGCAGGATTTACAATCAATCCGGAAGATTGTTATGTAGTTTGGTTCAGTAAAACGCTACAAAATTGGAAGGCACTTGTAAGTACAGGTGCAATTGTGACTGCAGATTATGCCGAAGTTACACACAATGGCGATAAGAAAGAAACCTACGTGGACGTTTATACCAAGGTTTCGAACCGAGCAATCAAAGATTAGGAGGTGGTCCTACACCTTGACAGCAGGAAAGACTGCAATAATTATATAGCCTAACCGTGTGGAATCCCATGCGGTTTTCTTTTGGTCCAAGCATTGATGACATGAAAAGCTATGGAATAAAGACTAGGGATAGTCTGTAAAAAAATAGGAGGTTCGCAATGAACGAAGAAACACAAACCGTCGAAGTGGTCGAAGATGACAAACAGGTAGCAGCTGAACCTGAACAAGTCACAACAGACCCAAAAGACAAAAAGAAGTACACCGATGCCGATGTTGATGCTATCATCGACAAGAAATTCGCTAAATGGAAAGCAGAACAGGAAAAAGCCGAATCAGAAGCTAAAAAATTAGCCAAGATGAACGCCGAAGACAAGCAGAAGTACCAGCTTGACAAGCGTGAACAGGACCTGGCTGACCGTGAAGCAGAAATCACACGCCGAGAGCTAACCGCAGAAGCTAAGACGATTTTAAGCGAACGTGGCTTACCGATCGAATTGGTCGACGTGGTTAATCTTGCTGACGCTGACAGTGTACGTGATTCCATCGATGCCATCCAAAAGACTTGGGAAGCAGCAGTCTTAAAAGGTGTTGCTGACAAGACCAAAGGAAGTGCACCGATGAAGAAAGCGCCAGTGGAATCTGGCGAAATCACCAAAGAACAATTCAATCGCATGGGTGTTCGAAGTCGAAATGAACTTTTTGAACGTGACCCAGAACTATATAGAAAGTTACGAGGATAATAAAATATGGCAACAGGAATGACAACAACCACACAGATGATTAACCCCGAAGTTATGGCAGATATGGTATCTTACAAGCTGCCTAAACTTATTAAATTTACACCACTTGCATATGTAGAAACAGCATTGGTGGGTGTTCCAGGGGATACTTTGACAGTACCTAAATGGACGTATTCTGGCGATGCTACCGAAATCACAGAGGGTCAGGCGATTCCAATCGACCAACTTGGAACGGATAAAACCACAATGACCATCAAACAAGCTGGTAAAGCTATTGAGATTACCGATAAAGCTGCTTTGGTAGGTCATGGCGATGTGTACAGCGAAGGTGCAAACCAAATCGCTCTTGCAATCGCAAACAAGGTAGATAACGATTTGGTTGCAGTCGCCAAAACAGCAACGCAATACATTGCAGAAGCACCTACAACAGTAGACGCTATCGATAAAGCATTGACAATTTTTTCAGACGAAGAGGATTGTCGCTATGTTGCTCTTGTCAACCCTAAAGATGCAATCAAGTTGCGTGCAGATGCAGGCAAAACTTGGTTGAAAGGTTCTGAGATTGGTGCAGATGTCGTTGTTTCAGGTACTTTTGGCGAAGTTTCAGGGGTGCAAATTGTTCGCACTAATAAGGTTGAAGAAGGGAAAGGCTTCCTTGTTAAAGTATCTCCTCTCCAAACGGATATGGACGATGATGCAAAATATGGAGCTTTTGTAATCAACCTCAAGCGAAACGTGCAAATCGAAAGCGACCGCGACATCTTGAAGAAAACAACAGTTTATTCAGGAGATGAGTACTACGGTGTTTATCTGTACGACGATACTAAAGTCGTGAAATTTGGAGGGAATTCGTAATGGGGATGTTATTGCGCCGTCATTCGGAGGATAAACAAAACACAAATCTAGCCGGCTTGACAACCAAGGAGCTGAAAGCCTTGGCTAAAGAAAAACACGTTGAAGGTTATTCCACAATGACCAAAGATGAATTGATGGAGGTCCTAAATGCGCGTTAAGGTATTAAAAGAGTTTACTGATGACGAACTTGGTTTTGTTCATCGTGTTAACGATATCATCGAACTAACCAAGGAACGTCATGAGCAGATGAAGAAAAACGCTAAATTGCAAGATGTGAATTTGGCTGATTACATTGAAGAAATCAAGACCAAAGGAGCAGAAGCTCCTGCGAAATAGGGGGCGGATATGCTAGAAGATTTAAAAACATTGACAGGCGAGAGTGATAATAAAATCCTCTCGTCTTTGCTTTTGAGGGCAAAAAATATCATTTTGACTGAGACAAATCGAAGTCAGCTTACGCCAGCGCTGGAAGGAATGCAACTGGAAGTAGCACTCGAGTTGTACAACCGCCAAGGAAGCGAGGGCGAAACATCGCGAAGTGAAGGGGGCGTGTCTGTGTCATATAAAGACGGGCTGTCTGATACTATTTTAAATGGTATCCGAAGTCACAGACTCGCACGGGTGGCAGGTCGTGCGTTTGAAGCGAAACCGACTGAAGCCGTATCTGATCCGTAAAGCTGTCATAGTGACGAGTGATGAGGGTATCAAGAAAGCTACTTATAGCGATGTTGCTACTGAGATACGGGCTGAGATATGGCCTGCTAGTGGTCGCTTACAAGCTGAGATATACGGTCAGAGATTGGCATATATTTTGAATTGCTTGGTAGACCGTGAGACTCTTATAGATGAAGGCGATGGCTTTTGCATCAAAAGCGATAAAGTAACCCATAAAGTCATATCTATAAAACGATATACAAACCATCAAGTCTTGGAGTTGGAACAATGTCGCAATTGATAGGTGCTGACAGGTTAATCTCAAAGCTCAAACGATTGTCTAGTCAACGACAGACCGAAATCATGGCGAAAGCTGTACACAACGCTGCCAAGAACGTTGTCCAAGCTGATGCTAAGTTACGGGCTCCTGCAAACAATGGCGATTTGCGAGCAGGTATTAAAGTTCGGATGTCTAAGTCTGGGAATCCGAGAGCTGAAGTGGTTAGCACATCAGACCATGGCGGATTTGTTGAATTCGGTACTGGTCCAAAAGGTGCTGCAAACCACGCAGGTATTTCTCCAAATGTCAGCGTGTCTTATCGCAGTACACCTTGGTATGTCCATGAGTCCCAGATTGATGTGGGCCCTTATCGTTTTCAAAAGCTCGGTGAGTTTTACAAGATGTTTGGCCAAGTCGCCCAACCTTATCTTTATCCAGCCCTCAAGGATAATGAAGAGCGAGTCACGAAGAACATCAATAGATTTGTCAAAAGGAAGCTAGTTGAAGAGGTCAGCAAATGATAAATATTAAGCCCATCATTTACAAGAAATTGAAAGAGGTTGCGGATAATGTGACAGATACTTATCCGCAAGATTGGGAGAATTTCCCCGTTATTATCTACTTGGAAGAGGAAAACAAGCCTTACGAGATTACAGATGATACAGAACAGATGTCCTATTTGCGCTACAAGGTCGATATTTTCCACAACGATAGCACGTCAGAATTAGCGGTAGCGATTGATGCGATTTTTGCATCTCTCGGGCTAAAACGTACATCCAGCGTGGATACACCCGACCCAACGTACTTACGACACAAAGTTATGCGGTTTGAAGGGATTTTAGATCTAAACTCCCGAATCGTTTACCAATACAGAATGGAAGGATAAAACATGTTAGCAAACGGAATTAAATTGAAAATGAGCGAGACCAAAGGGTCTGGCTATGCAGTTATCGAGGGCTTGAAAGAAGTTCCAGAACTTGGTATTGACCCTGAGAAAGTTGAGAATACGACCCTTGCGGATACCATTAAGCAGTATGAATTTGGTATTGGTGACGCTGGTGAATTGGAATATAAATTCAAGTACGAGAATTCCAAAACAACTTCTAGTTATCGTACTTTGCGTAAGTTATCTGATTCAAAAGCTATCCGTCACTTTGAGCAAGAGTATCCAGATGGTACTACCGTCCGCTTCTCAGCTCAGATTGCTGTCAAGCTGGGCGGTGGCGGTGTCAACTCTGCTATCGAATTTACATTAAAACTGGCTCTGCAGTCAGATTTGGAATTCACTGATCCAGTAGCACTTTAAGGAGGGAATTGAATGACTACACGTAAACCATACATCACTTGGACCATCAAGGGAACAGACTATAAATTGCGTCTTAGTACTCGCCAAGCCTGTGAGGTTGAAGAAAAATTGGGTGTTAATTTGCTCAAAATCTTTATGCCACAACCAGGCGAGCAGTTCAATCTACCGCCTTTGAAGGTCATGTTGTTGGTTGTTCAAGGTGCTTTGCAGAAGTTCCATCATGGTATCAAATTGGATGATGTCTATGACTTGTTCGATGATTACATTGATGAAGGTTATGGACAAACTGAATTGATGACTGATATCATTCTGCCATTGTTCGAAGTATCGGGTTTTATTCCTCGGAACAAGGAGAAGGAAGAACCGACGTTGACAGCAGTCGAGTAGGTTCTGGCCCTTGTTCGGTCGCAGAATTGATTAACGGGTTTTATCCAACAGCATTAGATGCAGGGATAGACCCGTTTTCTTTTTGGGAGTATACTCTGCTGGAATTAAAAGAGCTAGTTGAAAGTTACAACAGGCAGCAATTCCAGAAGCAGAAGGAAATAGCTTCTCATCACTTTATTCAATCGCAGATGATAGCTCGTTTTGTTTCTCTGATGTTCCAGGAAAAAGGTGAAGCGCCGGACATTTGGGAGTTCTATCCTACTTTGTTCGAAGAGGATAGGGCACAGATTGAACAAGCTCGTATTGAGCGTGATTTGAAAATCCATCAGGAGCAGATGAGGGCTTACGCAGAAAGAATGAGAGGAAGGTTCACAACTTCCGAATAAGAAGGGAAGGAGGGAACGATGGCTGTTACGTTAGAAGAGTTGAGAGTTATTGTTGAAGGTGAGATAGCACCGTTTCAGAAGAAGATGAAGCAGTTAGAATCTCAGATGAAACAGACTCAAAACAAGATTGAAAACAAGACAAAAGGCCTTAGAGAGCGTGTAGGTCAACAAGCTGGTGGCATGGCGACTGCTTTGGGCAAACTTGCTAAGATTACCGCGTTAGCTTATCTAGGGCAAAAAATGGTCCAGCTAGGCATGTATTCTACCCAGATGGCTCTTGAAGTCAGTGCTTCGGTCAATCAAATCAAACGACAGATGGGCGAAAGTTCCCAAGCATTTTTAAAATGGATTGATAACAATGCCAACGCTATGAACATGAGCGTAGGTGAGGCTACTAAGTATGGAGCGGTCTATTCCAACCTGTTTTCCAACTTCATCAAGGATTCTAACAAGCTGAGCGCTTATACAGGTAAGATGTTACAGACATCCGCCGTGATTGCGCAAGGTAGCGGACGGACCATGACCGACGTTATGGAGCGTATTCGTTCGGGCTTGTTGGGGAATACCGAAGCGATAGACTTTTGTCGCACTACTTGGAAACAAGTAGCTTAAGAACTTACCAAAATCGGTAGAAATCTAAGTTTTGAGAATCAAAATATGACAATACCGAGGTAAACTAAGCGATTAAAACAGCTTAGTCACCGTAGAGCATAGGGATTGAACCTGTGCTTTTTGTTTTGGCAAAAAGTACAGAATAAAATATCCCCACGAGTGGTAAGCACCTCATCAGGTAGCGCTGGAGGTGAAAATATATGCCGAACTTGCAGGAAACTGCAAGAAGTACGGATAAAAAGCCGTGCGATAACAAAATTGAGAAGACCTTGGAATAAATGTCAATGTTGCTATGATTGAATCAACCAACGCATTCAAGCGTTTTGCGAATGGGCAATCTTGGCAACAATTAGACTACAACACCCAGCAACAAATCCGCTTGATGGCGATTTTGGAGCAAGCAACAGCTAAGTACGGAAATACCTTACAGCAGTCTGTAAATGGTCGTATTAGCATGTTCAAGTCGCTGTTAAGCGATGCAGCATTAAACATCGGTAATGCAATGTTGCCGATTATCAATGCCATGATGCCTGTACTCAATTCGTTTGCTATGGTCTTGAAAAATGTCACTGCTAAACTCGCTGAGTTTATCGGCTTGATGTTTAACAAAAAGGCTAAGGTGAAAAACGGCAGTGCTTTGGGCAATGTCGCCCAAGGAGCGCAAAAAGCCAACGACGCCGTTGGTGATTTGGGTGATGCAATGGGTGGTGTCGATGATGCTTCTGGAGGCACCGCAGGCAATCTAGATGATACTGCTAAATCAGCTAAGAAGGCAGCAAAAGAGCTGATGGGATTGGCTGGTTTTGATGAAATCACGACCCTCAATCTAAATAAAGATGACGGAGCAGGTGGAGCGGGTTCAGGCGGTGGTTCTGGAGGCGGAGGCAAGGGTAGTAAAGGTGGAGGCTCAGGAAGCGGAGCTGACATCTTGCCAGAAATAGAATTGACTGATATGGACAACCAGTTTAAGTCCATATTTGACGGATGGGATAAGACTCTACAACCTCTTTTTGATTACCTCTCAAAATTAAAAGACCTGTTTAAAGACGGCTTTAACATGTCGTTTAGAGCTGATAGTCTTGACCGCTTTAAAACTGCTCTAGCAGGTATCTGGCAATCTCTAAAAGATATTTTCGCTGATGGAACTGTATTGCAAGCAGCTGCGAGGTTTGGAGAGAAGCTAGCTTTTGCTTTAGGTCAAATCACTGGTGCTCTAGCCAACATCATCATGGGAATTGCGGTATTTATCGCCGAAAGCTTAAATAAATCACTAAACGACACCAAATTGGATATAAAAGGTTGGCTGATACGTCAGTTCGATATAGCAGGCGATGCAGTCGCGAGCATTGGAAATATCGCTCAAATGCTCGGTCAAACGTTTTATGACGTATTTACAAGTGCAGCTGCGACAAATATCGGTGCAGATATTCTTTCAGCGATAACCTATGGGACAATGGGGATTGTTGAAGTTGGTTCAAAATTAGGTCGCGACATACTAAGCGGTATAGAACAAGCGCTAGTTGATAACCAAGATAAAATAACTACCGCTTTAAACGGCTTGCTCTCTGCCCTTGAACCTACTTTCGAATCTATCAAAAACCTATTCAAGAATGCGTTTGAGGGGTTAAACACAACTTACGATGAGCATGTAAAACCATTCTTTGATTCGTTCAATGAAGGTTTTAGTTCTATATTTGGAACTTTGCTAGATAGCTGGAACAATGATGTTCAACCAGTGTTGGATAGCATCGGCGAAAAGTTCGCTGGATTATTTGACAATCATATTCAACCATTCATCGATAATTTTCTATACGCATTCGGACAAATTATGGACGTCTTAAAGCTACTTTGGGATACCATTCTGGTACCGCTATTTGATTGGATAGCTGCGAACATTTTGCCTGTCCTTGTCCCGACATTCCAGACATTAGCTGACTGGTTTGTCCAAGCCTGGACTGTGGTTTTCGATGTTGTGGGGGCTGTTTTGAAAACCCTAGGTGGTATCATCGAGTATCTGGTCGGTGTTTTCACAGGCGATTGGGAGAAAACGTGGAACGGGACTGTACAGTTTTTTAAAGGTATTTGGGAACTTGCATCTTCAATCTTTATGTTCGCTTGGAACGCCATTCTATCATTCTTAAAAGGTGTTTGGGATACCATCGTTGCTATATTGCAGGCTGGTTGGGATGCGATTGTTCGAATCTTCCAAGGTATAGGCCCGTGGTTTGGAGACCGCTGGAGAGATATCGAAAACATCTTCTCTAAAGTTGGTCAGTGGTTTGGACAAAAGTTTTCTGATGCTTGGAAGGCTGTTCAAAACGCTTTTAAGAACATTGGGCGATGGTTCGGCGAACGTTGGAATGACGTCGTGAATATTTTTCGAGATGTGGCAAATTGGTTTAACCAACGATTTACCGAGGCTTGGAATGCGATTGTGAAAATATTCCAAAATTTAGGTAAGTGGTTCGGAGACCGCTATAACGATGTAAAAAATATATTGTCATCTGTCAATCAATGGTTCGGGCAGAAGTTTTCTGACGCTTGGAATGCTGTCCAAAACGCTTTTAAGAGCATTGGACAATGGTTTGGCGACCGTTGGAGAGATATAACCAATGTATTTTCGAAGACAGGCTCTTGGTTTGGAGAGCAATTTGGCAAAGCATACGAAGGTGTCAAAAAAGCATTTAGCGGTATCGTTGAATTCTTCGGAGGTATTTGGGATAGAATTAAGTCTACATTTACAAATGTCGGGACCATGGTCGGAAACGCCATAGGAGGAGCTGTCCGAGGAGTGATTAACGGGGTGCTTGCAACTGTTGAAAACACTATTAATAGTGGTATTCGATTAATTAACGGCGCTATTTCCGTAATCAACAAACTTCCAGGGGTAAACATCGGTAGTTTTAGCACAGTTTCTCTTCCACGCCTTGCCCGTGGTGGTATCGTGGATAGCCCAACTGTCGCCATGATTGGTGAAGCAGGTAAAGAGGTGGTTATGCCATTGGAAAATACAGGCTTCTTGCAAACCATGGGTCGTGTGGTCGGTGGTGCAGTCGTTAATGCTTTAGGCGGAGGTCTACCGCAATCATCTGGTTTGCCAAATGGCGACATCGTTATTGTGATTGGTAGTAGAGAGTTTGGCCGCTTTACTATTGACGAGATTAACAGAGCTCAAGCAGAAGCGGGACAGCTCTTGCTTAACATTTAGGAGGTAAACATGAGTCGATTGATTATCAATGGAGTTACAGTAGTACCTCCTAAATCTTTTCAAGTCGCTATCAATGATGTAGATGGCGAGACAGGTCGAAATGCTAACGGAGACATGGTCAGGGATAGGATTACTACCAAGCGTAAATTAGAATGCGAGTGGGGGATGTTAACACAGGCTGAGATGGCGTTGATACAATCAGCTGTTCAGCCTGTATTTTTTGAAGTGTCTTACCCAGACCCTATACTTGGGCAGACGTCCAAAACGGTTTATGTTGGTGATAGGACTGCTCCTGCATATTCCTTTACTGAAAAATTTAAACCCTGGAGCGGTTTGAAATTTAGTTTAATAGAGAGGTAAGGTGGTTGGTACGGTAACATTTAATCAAGCTATGTTAGCTAAAGATAGGGTGTTTGCTATTCGTGCAGGCACCTATACATCTAGCGACATCAAAGAAGCGAGCTTCAATTATGGTTACATCAGTGGCGACACGTTTAAGCCAGGCGGAACCGTTGCTGGTTCGGCTAAATTGACCTTTACATCTATCATTACTACTTTTAACAAGTTGGATAAGATTTATCCAGAAATTGGGCTCTTGGTAGGCGATAGCTATGAATGGGTCGCCATGGGTGAGTATTTTGTCAATGACATCAGTATTGACCGCAACAGGAATACCACGGAATTAGACTTGATGGACGGCATGTTCAAGCTAAACCAACCTTATGTTTCTGATTTAACCTATCCTGCACAGATTCGGGATGTTATTCGAGAGATTTGTGTAAAGACGGACGTTGAAGTGGAAGAGGGTGTGCTTGCATTGAGCACAGTGCAAAAACGTGTCCTCGAAAAACCAGATAAAAAGGATATTACTTTTAGAGAAGTGTTAAGCCAAGTTATTCAACTACTTGGCTTTTCTGCTTTTTTTAATCGGCAGGGGAAGTTGGAAATCCGTGGTCTAACCGAATCGAATATTACCATCACAGCAGATAATTACTTTTTACACGGCTTGTCCAAGAGCGAAGTCGAATATCAGATAGCTGGTATCGTATGCAAGAAGGATAAGGAAGAGTTATCTGTAGGTTTACGAACCGGTCGGTCCTTAGAACTTGAAAATCCATTGATGAGTCAAGAATATCTTAATGACTTGTACTACGACTTAAAAGAAATCAAGTATTATCCATTTTCGCTTGATTGGCAAGGTCATTTGAAGTTAGATGTCGGTCAATGGGTAACGCTCAAAACAAACAAAAACGAGACCTACAAAGTCCCTGTTTTAAGTCAGTCATTTAACTTCAAGGGTGGGTTAAAATCCAAAATCAGCGCAGATAGCAAGGCAGGAAACGATACCCAGTACAGCTACAAAGGTTTTTTAACCAAGCAAATCGAGCAGATGTCTACCCAAATCAATGCAGAATTACAACAACGGTTGGAAGAGGCTGATAAGGAATTAAATAGACGAGCAACTGAGTTATCAGGGGCTATCGAACAGGTGCAGGTAGATGCTGCGGAGTATGCCGACAGTATCAAGCAGGAAATCAGTGAGCGCCTGGATGGCACAGATGCTGAATACCAGGCGGACAAGCAAAGTCAGCTAAGGCAATTTGACGAATGGGCCAAGGTACTAGCTCAAAAAGTATCTCAAGCGGATATTTCGGTCGACCCTGAATCAGGCCGTATCCAATTAGGTACTAAGGAGATTACAGCTCAAAATATTGCCAGTCTACTAATCATGGACAAGGGTGTCACTACCCTATTGGCCAATAAGTTTTACCTAGGGGCACCAAGTGAAAACTTGATTAAGCTTAGTCCAGATTATCAAACTTTAACCAAGGCAAGCATTGATGCGGATGGTTACTACGTCAACGAATCTACCGATAATCTATTCTGGCTATCAAATTATGAGCCGAATCCGATTAAGAGAGGTGATGAGTTAAAGATTACTGGCTCAATCCAATCCACAAAAGCCCAAACCTTTAGGGTAGAAGTTCATTTCTTTGACAAGGACAAAACCAGGGTGGCTGTCGGTGGGGCAGTTTCAATAAATGTCAACTCTGGAGGGAGTTTAATTGATACCTCCTTGGTTATCCCAGAAGTTCCATTGACGGCAAAGTATTACGCGATTGCGCTTGTTGCATCTAATAACACCGACATCCGCTCTGTCCGCATTTCCAGTGCCCAAGCAAGGATTAAGACCGGGGTAGATATGATTGTCGATGGTTCAATCACAACAGCTTTGTTAAATGCAGCAGAGGGTGATTTTGCTCGATTAGTAGCCAAGTTTGTCCAGGCCGAAGGATTTACGGCCAAAGTTGCTGATATCCAATCGGCTAAAATTGGCTCTCTTACGGTTGACAACGATGCATGGATGCGGAAACTTGTAGCAAACAGGATAGTAACAGAGTTACTACAGGCCTTCGTAGTGCAAGCGGATAAAATTGTTGTTCCAGGGACTACCCGGCCTGTCTTTACAATAGACAGGGATGGAAATATATCGATTGATACTCCAATCCTAAAAGTTCGTGGAGAATTGCTGGCCACTCAAAGCGACCTTGAAACCATCGAACTAACCCCTGGTCCCAAAGGCGAAAAAGGAGACCCTGGACAAAGAGGGGCTGATGGACTTCCAGGTCGTGACGGAGTGGGTATTCGTTCAACGGTTGTTACCTATGGTATCAGCTCAAGTGATAGCGTTCAGCCTAGTATATGGTCAAGCAATGTTCCTACGCTTGTCAAAGGGCAGTATCTGTGGACAAGGACGGTCTGGACTTACACGGACAACCACACGGAAACAGGCTATCAAAAGACCTATATTTCTCGAGATGGAAACAATGGTCGTGATGGTATCGCAGGCAAGGATGGAGTAGGCATTCGTTCAACGACGATTACTTACGGAAAATCAACATCTGGCACGATTCAGCCAACGTCATGGACATCTCAGGTACCAAGCGTCCCTAACGGTCAATTTCTGTGGACAAAAACCGTTTGGACTTATACTGATAACACTTCGGAAACTGGATATTCTGTAGCTAGAATGGGAGAAAACGGCGCAATCGGTCCGCAAGGTATCCAAGGATTATCCTATCATCTATTCACAACGAACTATAAGTACAATCAAACATATATGTCTCAGTATAGTGCGCCTGGTTATACGGGAACCTGGGTAGTGAATGAGGATACTGGAGCAGTCAAAGTCGGAGATACCGTATCTATGTTGGTTTATCACCTAGATAAGTTAGGCTCAGTATATATATTGGCAACTGTAAAAGCTATTGCAAGCAATAGAGCTTTGACGACTGTTTCTAAAGGGTTGCTTGATAAAGGAGAACAAGGAGCAGATGGTAGAACTCCATACATCCATTGGGCTTACTCGGATAGTGCGGACGGTACTGGTCTTACAACATCTGATAATGGTCAGCGGTATATTGGTCACTATTCGGACTATACGCAAGCCGATAGTACAGACAAGACTAAGTATCGCTGGGCTGATAGGTGGGCGAAGATTGAGGTAGGCGGACGAAATTATGTCCTAGATAGTGATGTTTTAGGACTAACATCAACTGTGAAAGATTTTAGATTTTCCTTTGAATCTGATTTGAATATTTTAAGAGGTAAGTCAGTGATAGTGTCTGTTTACATAGATGCAAATAACTTCACTTCAGGTCGGATAGGATTTGAGCCTTCAGTTACTTTCAGAGATGGAACCAGAAGTTATGCCAGTCTTTGGTACAATAAGCCAAATACAGTCTTTAAAGGGAGAATCTGGACAATATGGAAAATACCTGATAAAGAAATAGCTTCTTTCGGTCAAAGAGGATTCTATAATCAAACTTCTGGAGGAACTGCTTCTGGAGGTCGTCCAAAATTAGAAATAGGAACTGCTCCTACAGACTGGTCACCTGCCCCTGAAGATGTCCAATCCGAAATCAACTCAAAAGCCGACCAAGCTTTAACCCAGGAACAGCTCAACGCCCTCAACGAGCGTGCTAACTTGCTCAAAACTGAGTTGGATGCAAAAGTGGCGATTGATGCGGTTAATGAGCTTATAGGCGAATATCGAAGAATGTTAGATGTCGAGAGTGCCAATGTCCGAGAAAACCAAGAAGCATTAGTAGAAGCAGCCAAACGGGTTGCAGCTATTGAATTGAATTTAGGTCGATTCGCAGAGCGTGTTGAGTTTTTAGATAGCTACATGACGCGTTCAAACGAAGGATTGATTATCGGAAAAAACGATGGGTCAGCCCTTATTCGAGTGTCAGAAAACCGTATCTCTATGCTTTCAGCGGGTAAAGAGGTTATGTATATTTCGCAAGGAGTTATCCATATTGATAATGGTATCTTTACCAAAAGTTTACAGATTGGTCGTTTTCGAACAGAACAACACGTCGTTAATTTGGATATGAATGTTATTCGTTATATAGGATAGGAGAACACATGACATTAGAAACAAGAGGCATAAAACAAATATATCGGAACTCTAAAACAGGACAAGAATCCACGGGAGATGCAGGGCATCGTTTTTATATTTACGATAATGTAAAAAAAGAGTATATAGCTGAAATCGGCTCCTACATTAAAGCAATGGGGTTGAAGGTTGTGGATAATAAACCAAAGTCGACAGGCTACGGTATATTTTTCTATGTTCGTATGCTCAAAGCTGTGGACCTGCGTTCTGGCGGAGAAGCCTTTTTTGAGATTTCACTAGGTTCCAAAGGAGTTAAAAAGAAAATTCCTCTAACCAAGAAATTATACCCAGTCTCAAGAGATACAAATACTTACTACGATGGGATATCAAGTGATGAATATAACAGACAGGTTGAAGGAAGTGCCTATAACCCAAGTTATGAAGAATTAGGCTTTGTTTATATTGAAGAACCTAATGTATACGCTTATACCTATCCTGCCACTATGTATTTTAATATTGCGACTAATTTTTTTGATAGGAGTCAACAGGCTATTGCTATTCCTTTTAGAGTACCCAGTTTCGCCCATGATTACGATACCTACAATGCCAACGTCTATGTCCAGTCTTTTACCAGTCCTATTGGCAGTAGTAATACGCTAAACCTCGTCAAACCTTCCCAAAATTATTCAGAAGATAAATATAGTCTGTCCTATTATTGGTATGGAAAGAGGGGGATTTTAGCGACAAAATCAACCGCTACTAGCTTTAAGTTCACCCTACCTAATCATTTTTGGGATGATATCCCAGAATCTTTTGATGGGACAGGGTACATCATTTTGGATAGGTGGACGGTTGTAGGAGGGAGAGATTCTCTTTTTTCAACCTTATTCATCCCGTTTCGTGGGGAAGTCCCAGCTCATGTAAAACCGTCTATTCAATCGATCACTCTGACGGACACCAACACAAAGGTAAGTGCACTATTGGGAAATCAAGCGTTTGCGCAGATATTGTCCAATATTAGTATCAATGTATCTGCTAACGGCATCTACGGTTCGACTATCAAAAGTATCCGTTCGGAAATTGTCGGCAAAAATCAAGTCGTGACTTCTACGGGAGGCAGTTTTGGCGTTATGAATTATCACGGTCAAATCACCATACGTACCACGGTTACAGATAGTCGTGATAGAGTGTCCGATTCAGTAGATAGAGTGGTGACAGTACTTCCTTATCATCCTCCTGCTTTATCCTTTACAGTTAGTCGAGGGGGGTCTTTGAGAAACCAATTGATAGTGTCACGGTCTGTAAAAATAGCTCCCCTTACCTGGAATGGTCGACAGAACAATCGTTTGAAACTGAATTTTAGTACTGCTGCATTAGGCGGGAGCTTTACCCCTAATAACAGTTCCGCCAATATAGACGCAACTACGATAGCGGAACTTATCAACTCTCAAGCAACTTTGGCAGGAACTTATAGTTCTCTTTCCTCGTTCGAGGTGCTAGGAGTTCTGTCGGATAGCTTTGTAAATGATGTGGCATTTAAAGTGTCCGTTCCAACGGAATCAGTGGTCGTTAGTTACGATAAAGACGGTGTCGGCATTAACAAAGTTAGAGAGCGTGGGGCGGTTGATGTAAAGGGTGATATATATGCGAACGATAAACCGATACAGCAGCATAAGTTGACCGAAAATAACGGTGTTGCAATTATTGCAACGGGTGACTGGAACAATTATAAAGAAACAGGAGTCTACCGTGGTAACAACCTGGCCAACCAACCGCCAACCGCTGTTGGAGCGCACAATTGGAAATATGTCCGTGTCACCAAGCATGATGCTGGTTGGTCTTTGCAAGAAGCGATTGATTTTAATGGTGTGATGAGTTGTTTCAGAGTTTGGGCGAATAATGCTTGGAAACCTTGGCAGAGAGTAGCTTTAGTCCAACCCTCGACATGGATTTCTACTGGAGTGAATGGTGTCCATTACAAGCAAGAAGGGACTGTGGTAGCGCTTAGGATAAAAGTATCAAGTACATCATTTGTGTCTAATTATTCTTTGGGAACCATTCCGACTTCTCTTTTACCAGTCGCGGGCACAGATGCGATGTTCCGTGTTGTTACAAATGGCGGTAATGACCGCATTGTGAGAATTAAGTCGACGGGCATTTGCCAAATCGAGTCTTATCTTTTAAATGAATCTCTCACAACTACAATAACTTGGTTAATTTAAAGGAGGTTAACGTGGACTTTTTATTTTTACAAAAATCGTTAGAATACCATTCTGACGGCTCACCTAAACAAACTAAGCTCATTTTGACGGATGAGGTAGGTTCACAATTTATCTGCCATTTGCCTGCAGATTCTATCAACAAATCAAATGATGAGTTGGTGCAAGAAGGCGCGGATGATATTTACAATCGTTTCTTCCCTAAACGGGCAGAGAATGAACGATTTACATCTATTGAGGATTGGCTACGGTCTGCCGAAACAGAACGTAATGAGCGGTTTGTGAAGTTAGAAGCTGATATGCAAGATAAGATTGATGATGCAGTCGCGGAATTAACTATTATGTTTACTGGTTTTGCAGGTCAATTTGGAGCAGAAGCAGTAGAGGATGTTCCAAAAGACACGACTCCTCACGATGTTGAGGTAGAAATTGAGGAATAGATCATGGGATTTATTAATACAATTTTGACAGGAATTAGTTTAATCAAGAAAGGACAATTTACTATGAAATTTACAAAGAAACACGTTGTTGCACAAGCTTGGTACCGTCGAGTTGCGGGCGGGATTGCTACTTTTGAAGAAGTTCCAAAGCTATGGAATTTGCGTGAAGTGGTCAAGGAAATGCTGGATGAGCTTGCACCAGAAGATGGGAATTAGCCTATGCCTAACGAAATTTTGCACATCATCGGAGCGGTGGCACCTACTATTGGTGTCATCGCAACTGGTGGCTTTGGCTACCTTGCGGCACGGTCTAATAATCTTAATAAGACCCAGTTTGGCGAACTCAAGCAGGGTATGGAGGATATTGATGGTCGCTTGACAACCTTGCAGAATGTAGCTGACGACAACCAGAGTAACTTAAAAGCTGTAAAAAGCGATGTGGACAATCTCAAGAACAGCAGTCGCAGTAGTCGCCGTTATACCTTATACAAGGACTTGGACACAGCTATCGAACGTGGCTGGACAACGCTTGAGGAACGCCGTGAGATTGCCAAACTCTTTGATAGTTACAAAATTTTAGGTGGTAACGGTGAAATTGAAACCATGTATCAAATCTATATTCAATTGCCAATAAAGGAGGGATAAGATATGCATAAAATAAATTGGGGTGTACGACTCCGAAATAAAACATTTTGGTGGACCTTGGTGCCGTTGGTGGTGTTATTAGCGCAACAACTAGGATTTAATTGGGTGCCGAAAGATTGGGAGACTACTTTTGGCACAATTATGTCCATCTTGACTGTTGTCGGTATTATCAATGACCCGACAACCAATGGGATTGCGGATAGTGAGCAAGCTTTGCGCTATTATGAGCCTAAGGTGGACAGACACGGAAAAGCTTAAATTAGTCATCTGTGTATTTGCCTTGGTAGTACTAGCGCCCATTGCTTTTGTGCTTAGTCCATTTTTAGATAGAAAGGATGTAGAAAATGACAACAGCGAATGAAGCCGTTATGTTCGTCACTGACCTAGCCAATCGTGGTGCAGGCGTGAACTATGACGGGGCATATGGCATGCAATGTGTGGATTTGCCGAATTGGATTTGCGGAAAATTCTTTGGCAAACCCTTATGGGGCAATGCTATTGATTTGTTGGATTCGGCTGAACAAGTTGGCTTCGAGGTTCACAGGTTGCCGACATCAGCCCGTCCAAGACCTGGGGCAGTCTTTGTCAAAGATTATGTAGCAGGGGACGGGGTTAATTATGGGCATACTGGTGTTATCATCAGTGTAGATGGTGATATTGCCCAGACCGTAGAACAAAATTTGGCAGGTAATCTCTATGTTGGTAGCCCTGCCCAGTATGCTAGCCAACGAATTAGCCAATTGGTGGGTTGGTTTTATCCACCGTATGAAGCAGAAGTAGAACAACCAGAAGAAAAGAAAGTAGAGGAACAAGATATGTTTACAATTTCAGCACCAGGACGAGGGATTGCATTAGTTGCAGGTGGTACATTTTACGCTTTGCTTGACGCAAAAGACCCTGTCGCATTTTGGGACAAGGGTGTACCACATATGCAAATCTCCCAAGCGACTTTTGATAATTTCCAACACAAGTCAAATCTAGACCGCTTGGATGATGAGACAGTTAACAAACTAATCAAAGGTCTAAAATAATTTCAGCCCAGCGTTTGCTGGGGATTATGTTGTGAAAAGGAATGTGGTATAATAAAGATTATGAAATACAATGTAAAAATCAGTCAGAAAATCAAGGAAATAGTAGGGTTAGAAACTTCTGCAACTGATATTCTGATCCATGAAGAAAATCTTGAAAAACATATGTTAAAAAGCAGACACCGAAAGATGATCAAATATATCCCAGATGTTGCTGATATTTTGAATGCACCAGACTATATAGGTCAAAACAAGAACGTCGAATCAGAGAGTTTTGAAGTTATCAAAGTCCTTGCAGATAATGTTCTGGTCGCTGTCAAACTAGATAAGAAAAACGACTATTTCTTTGTGGCTTCGGTTTATGACATCACAGATTCCAAATTAAATCACATGAAGAGAAACGGTCGCATCAAAGCATTTGACAAAATAGAAGATAAGTAGTAAACTAAATACAATGAATGATAACGAGGTCAGAAAGGCTCCTGACGCACTCGAGAGAGTACCTGAGATGTTGGATACGCCGCCCAACCGCTATCATTGTATTTCAAAAACCCTCAGCGTTTGCTGGGGGCTTTTTTTGTTGTCAAAAATACAGTAAAATACAGTAGCCTATTCGTTCAAAATCGCTATTTTGTCAATAATGGTTGCGAGATTTGATTTCTATTTGCTCAAAATGGGCAAAATGCCGTTTTTGCGGACAAAAAAAGACCTTGTCCAGAGGTCGGGGAATAGTCGGGGAGTTGTAACTATAAACGGCTATATAATAAGTAAAAAAAACTATCTCGCCG